CCCATGCAATGTCAACCTGACAAACGACGTAGATGGTTCCCTCCGCTCCCGGAAATCCTGTTTTCCATCCGGGTGATGACATGCTTTGCAAAGGAAAGAATCTGTGAGTGGCGCTCGCGGTATTAAGACCATTGATCGTCCGCAGTCCGTAGCTCATCGCAATCGTAAAAGATTCCTGAGCCGCCAGCATATTGGCGTGACCCATCTTGTCGGCAAGAATTGACAAGTTGGTGCCAGAAAGCGTTGCAGTCGTTGTATCCGATGCATCCCACCATGATATGGTTGATGAGAGACTTGCTGGTGTAAACGTCGCACCACGAATTCTGAGGGGGAGGCCACTCATTAGGTGATGCTTCCAACCATGTATCCCGTATCGGCAGAAACGACATAAATTTTACCGTATATTTCGGGATCGGCATAAATCCCACCTTCAAGATTTTCACAATTGATGTTTTTTAATTTGGCTCCAACATCTGTCCATGTTCCGGTATTTGGGTTGTTTGGATCAAAATTCGTACAGCGATAAATACTAAATGTGAAGGTGCCATTTCCTGCCATCTGGGCAATAATGTAAATGGCAGGATATGAAGCGCCGGGAGCCGCCGGACCAACAGCAACAGACCAGACATAATTTGTTGCCGTAATAGAGGCCCAATTTAATCCACCATCCTTGGTAAATTGCAACGTGCGGTCTGGTGGAGGAAAAGCCACACTATTATCGCCAGACCTTCCATTTGCCCAAAATAAATTATTGGCTTGGTTAGGCACAACAGCCAACGTCATGCCAGTACCGCCGACATAGGCGGACCCCAGACCGCTTGAATTTGGCAAGGTTAAAGTCGCGCCGCCATCAGCCGATTTATATAATTTTTGTGCGGCAGCATCGAGATACCAAATATCTCCCGTCACTGGATCAATAACTAAAAGTTTGGCCTTTGATGTTGGATTAGTGCCAGCGGCAACTAATGGATTTCCTCCAAATGTTGTATTTGTCCACCGCCAAACGCCACCACTCAACGTGCCATACTGAACATTAAGTGGACTCTGAACAACCGCCATCATATGTGTTGAAGTTTTCGAGATCATCATAGGCCAGCCGCTGGCTTGCCATCCATGGATGTCGCAAATAGCCCCTGAACCCCCAAAGCTTGTTGCATTGGCAGTTGTTGATGACGTTATGGTATAGTGATTCGCATCAACCACGCTCGCCACGGAAAAGTTTATATTATCCAGCGTAACATTATTAAAATCAGTTATGTTAAAGAGATAAATCCTGTCCAGCCCTGCTGTAAATCCATGTGATGGCTGCGTAACGGTTACGGTTGCAGAACTATTCGTCGTGCTGAATGAATTGACTTCAGCAACCCTGATTGAAAATCCAGAACCTGTACCACCAATGTTTGCAGCAGACGCACTCAGTGTTTCCGCCAGAACATAAGCATCAGTTCCGCCTGAGACCAAAGCAACCGCTGTCACCGCCCCATTGGTCACAGTTATATTTGCTGTAGCAGAACTTCCACTGCCGCCCGTCAATGCAACAGAATTGTAAGTTGCCGTTCCACTCGTCGGCGTATAGAGAGAACCACCAACCAAACCAAAGAAAGATTTTATCACCCCTACAGTAAAAGTGTGTTGGAAGCCTGTTATTTTTGTCCAATTCTGAATCGCACCTGTAACAGTACCGTCATATTGATAAATGTTGTTAAAATATCCGCCAAAAATCTTGGTGGGATCATCGAGTGCATAACAGGCTGTTCCGGCTGTTTGGCTTACGATTTGCCCTTCATAATATCCTGTTGGAACCGTATTTTCATCGGTGCAAACAATAAGAGCACGATCCTGCGACAACGATAAAACAATGCGACTGTATGGTGTCGGTACTTTTACCAGATGCCCAATAATTAAAGACTGTAAAATCTGCATCTGCGGAACAACTGTTGTCAGCGAAGAACTGTCTGTTACATCGCTATAATAAGGTCCGGTTCCAGTTGCATACCAAATGCGACCTGATGTGACCGGATCAAAACATGCATCACCAAAATCAAGATTGATGATGCTATCCATCCATCCTGTATTGCCGCCAGCTATTATCGGAACGCCATCGGTATAGCCGACGAGGTTGGCTCCGTAATTTCCGGCAGGAGAAACATTTGGTGTATTGGAATGTCGGATAAAAACAACTCGTCCTTTCGAAGCAGGATCAGGCAATGCACATTGAGCAAAACTGTCTCCGATAGGGAAGATCGAAGCATTGGCAAAACTCGTCCAATGATTTGCGGTCAGACCTGAACTTGTTGGTGCCGTTCTAACCCACCGCCAGACATTGGTGCCGTCACACAGCCACAAGACATTGTTGCCGCCGGGGGTGCCAAGATTGGCATCATTGGACAGTTTCATCTTTCCATAAATAGTTGATGGGCCTCCTGTTCCGACTGCACCGAATGTGCTGCCACCATCCGTGGTCATCCACATGGATGTGGCACCATTCTGCCACATGAAATAAACCAGTTTGCTCCGAACGCCGGTTCCTCCTGTGTTTGTTACAGTTCCCTCGCTCGGATCGACAACGATCCCACCCATATAGCCAAAATAGATCGAGTCTCCGTTTGCTACTCCGGGTGTATTCAGACCAAACCCAAACGGCAGACCATCGGCAGATTGGATAAAATTTACCGTAACCGTCGTCGAGGATGACAACGAATCATGATAAAAATCACTTCCTGAGCCGCCAACAGCAAAGGGTTTTGTAGCATCAAAAACACCCAACGAACTCGTATTGCCAAGAACTGGATTGCTATCGACCTTGAATGTTATCGTGGCCGAATTTCCATCCGTTCCGGTATTTCCACTTGCTGAACAATGCGGCAACGCAGCCGTCATCAAGGTAGTCATAGCCGAAAGAGTGACACCTCCGTCATACGTCACCCAAACCGCACCATTGATCCCCATGATATAAAGAACATCGGCGTTGTTTGGATCAACGGCCATCGGCGGCCCCTGATACATATCACCACCGTAAACGCTTAAAGGCTTTGTTAGTGGATCAGTTGAAGGCGACGAACTTCCCGGCTTGAACCAAGTATTGCCACCATCATCACTGCGATAAAGTTGCCCATGATCGGCAGCAAAGGCTTGGTAACCAAGGCGTGGCGGCAAAATACTCGTAATAAGGTAACAACGATTACTAGGACCTACGGCGTGAGCATAAGGCGAACCATAATTTGTTAGTCCAAGACTGAGCGCATCCATATTCGGGGACACGCTGACGTTATCGAAAAGATTGGTTGACCGTTTCCAGCGGAATGTATTGGCGAGGTTTGACCGAACTAGAAAGAAATTCCCGCTTGGGTCCATGGCGATTTCTTCGGCATAACCGCCGCCGCCCAATGCGCCCTGCACCCAATTAGTAATACCAGATGGCCCAGCCATCCTTAATGGGAGGCCTCTGGTCATGTTGTATATGTAATGACAATTAGACCTTTAGCGCCCGCACCGGGGGTTCCGTCTGTAGTCAAACCACCTGTGTTTGCCGCGCCGCCACCGCCGTAAAGGCCACCTGTACCGCCATCGGAACCAGTTGGATTCGTATTGCCATTCGCGCCAGTGCCAGCACCACCACCTCCACCACCAGTGCCAATGGTATTTCCGGTGTTTGCAGTATATTCGGCGCTAGGACCACCATCGCCGCCCTTTCCGGGAGTGAGGCCAGTCGTTGAACCGCCCGCACCGCCACCGCCACCGCCTACAGTTCCGTTAGAACCTGCTGCGCCTGTTGACCCACGGGCACCGCCAGCACCTCCACCAGCAGATGCCGAATTGTTACCTCCAGTACCACCATCATTTGTACTAGTGTTGGGGACGGAGACACCGGCAGAACCGCCACCATTGCCGCCACCACCTGCACCACTATCCGATTGGCTGATTGCACCAGTACCACCGGCACCCCCCGTACCATTTAGACCACCGGCACCGCCACCAGCGCCACCGGCGTTTATACCGCCACCACCTGCACCACCAGAATTCTTGGTTGTTCCAACACCGCTTGCAGATGCACCACCGGCACCAGCCGTAGGCGGCAAGCCTACGCCACCGCCTCCACCACCCTTAGCCAAGCATCCTTGACCAGTAGAAGCTGGCGCACCGGACCCACCATCAATGCGAAACCATGTATCGCCACCGGCATTACCGGCAGTGTTGTGAGATGCACCTATAGTTCCGGCCGCACCGGCCGAGAAATTTGCCGTCCCGGAAAGGGACACATTGACTAACTTTGAATAGCCACCACCACCACCGCCAGCACCGTATGATGTTCCGCTTTGCGCCCATCCGGCAGCACCACCGCCACCGATTACTTCAATGGAATTGTTTGCGTTATTCCAATCTCCGGGAACCGTCCACGGAGATGTGTCAGTACCGGCAATAAGAAAAATAACATTCGTAACACTAGCACTGCGTCGGCCATCAAGACCGATGATGCCGCTCATGGCAACCATGGAGGATGTCCTTTAGACGAGAATGTACGTCACAGATCCGCCGATGGCGGATGTCACTGTCGAGTTTGCAACCAGTGCAGATCCAATAGCGGCCTGAAACCATCCAACAGGATTATATGGAAGAACATATCCGCTGTTAGTGGTGAATTGAGCAGCCGCGGTGATATCCGTAGCCCCTGACTGCCATTTGAAGGCCGTTGCCGTTGAATTCGTCAGGAACATGGAAACAACCCTGATTGCCGCAGTCGCATTTGAGGCAACAATCTGCGTTGTACCAGACACCGTCATTGATACGGTCGAGAATGCAGGAGCAAGAACAGTCGTCGAATTACCGTTTGCAATCCACTTGGTATTATCCATGGTTGCAACGGCTGGCTGATCATTCGCGATCGTAACCGGGGCTGACCCCGCCGATGTCTGTGTGCCGTTGGCATTCAGCCCATTCGGAGAAATCGCGACCGTCAGCGCCGTGTTGCTTGATGTCGGAACACCAGTGGTGAAGTATGCCGTATTGAGAGATGCCGTGATGAATGCGTTCGTGATCAGCGTTGTAACACTGGCATTGCTGATCAGCGTTGTGACGCTCGCATTCGAAATCAGCGTCGTCAGGCTTGCATTGATGATGGTCGCTGTCAGGCTGGCATTGGTGATGTTTGCCGTGACACTAGCGTTCGTGATGAGTGTGGTGACACTCGCATTGGTAATTAACGTCGTAACACTTGCGTTTGTGATCAGCGTCGAGACGATCTGGTCTGTCGGAAGAGCAACAGGAAGAGAAAGAGCTATGGTTGCCGGTGCGCTGAATGCCGTCCCGTCGACCTTCGACGGAATTGACATCATCACCTGAGTTCCGGCCGCAAGACCTGTCGATCGGATGAAGGTGGTAGTTGCACCACCGTCTATGATTTTGACATTGTCAACCATGGCCTATGGAAATCCTCCGAGGAGAATGATGTTAACTGCAGATGTCTGCAGCCTGAAGTCCAGTATTCCCGTCCCGCTTGCCGGTGGTGGTGGTGTTACGCCAGACGTAAACAGCGAAACCTGAATGCCTAGAATCGACTCCCCGCCATAAGGAAGATAGAGCGTTGTCGAGTAGAGAGAGACACCTCCGGTCGCGAGAGAAAGACCCGTGCTTGGGATCGAAACACCGACAGCCATGTTGTTTCCTTACCCACTTGGCGGATTTCCCTGCAGGACCGTGAATGTCGCCTGTAGCGTTCCTGTCGATGATGAGGATTGGATGCTGCAGCGAAGCGCCCTGACGGGAAACATGTAGTTTCCGACACTCGGACTTCCTGTCGTTACAGCAGCGACGTTGACGTCCGTGATCCATGTCACCGTCGAATTGACGAATGAACTTAAATATCCCGGAGCGCCATAGTCGATCGCAGCATTCGGATCATCAAGCGTATAGGCGACCGTATAGGCACAGGTGCCGTTATTGATTGCAACGGAGAACGAGAGATTGAATGGCGTCTGACTGACATCGACGATGACAGGCGTACCCGTCGTCGTTCCGGTGAGTTGCTGGGCAATCGGTGTCGTCATTGGCCACGCCCTCTTCTGTCAGACCGCTGACGAACGGAACCTCCGTCCATCTTCATGGCGATGCCGGGATATTTCTTCGAAACCTTGGCGCGGACCTTTGCCTTCAGGTCTGACGAAACGTGCTGAGAAACGCGAGCTAGTGCATTTCTGGCGTGGTTAGCATCCTCGATCGGGTAACTACGATCCGGCCCAGCGAAGGATTTTGCCGAAAGAGAATTCCTCCGCTTGGCCGTGAGTTTTGCCATTGGTCACTTCGGGGTGCCACCGTAAGTGTCTGTCGGGTTCGATGAACCGGCATCTTGGCTCGTCGTATTGTGTGCCGTCGACAGCGGCGACGAATTTGCACCAACCCCGCCACCAGCCTTGCGGCCGGGACGATCGAGACGAGGACGAACTTTTCCGCCCGTCATCAGACCGATGACCTTGCCGCCGGTCTTGCGCTTGGCCTTTCCGCCACGCTTCTTGCCTTGGCGCTTTTCAGATTCCGATACGGTATCGTCCTGACCGGTCTTGTCCTCTTCGGCTTCCCCAATGACTTCCGGGTTGCCGGAAACCAACATCGGCTTCTTCGCGCCGCCACCCTTTGCCCGATGCACAGGGGCGACGATCTTTGCTTGAGACTTCATCTTTATTTCTCCTTATCAGGTCGTCGCAGTGTACTGGGCAACACCGAACATCGGTATCTGGTTGATAGGCGTTGCAAGGATACTGATCTGTGGTTCGATATTCATGGTGACGGAAAGTCTGCCGGTGCCATTCGATGCGATGACTGACATGGCCGTTGATAGACCGCCTGTCACGATCGCAGTCGAGAGTTGCAGTGAACCACGGACATCGGCCGTTCCGTTCGAAACCGTCGTTCCCGTGATGCCAGCAACGAAGCCAGAGAAGTTCGCCATCGCTACGCCATTCCATGTGGCGTAGATCTCTTCCCAGTAATCAGCGCGCAGGGGAAGCCCGACAACATCACTGATGCCGAAGGCGACCGTCTGTGACGACGGGACCGTCGTTCCTGACGTAATGCTGCTGATGTACTTAAAGCCCTTCTTGCCCATGAAGGTGGTGACGGCCGCGGCGGCAGAGATGACTTCCGTCATCGGGTTGCCCCAGACGTCCCAGCCGGAAACAACCGCACTGTATGCAACGGCAACCGCCGTCACACCCTGTACGGAGATGTTTCGAGATGACATCTCACGCGGATTGTAGATGCGGGCAAGACCGGCCTCCATCGCACCACCAAAGGCATGGCCGCTGGCAACAGGTGCGCCGGGGCCAAATTGCGTTGCATTGGGGAGCAGACCGCTTCCCCACAGGTTACCCTGACCGATTGGTACGTTGAGAAGGCCTGTGACAGCCGCTGGCGAGATAAAGATGATCGTCGATCCTGATGTCGACTGAACTTGCGTGACGAGGCTTCGTGATGCGCTCGAGTTACCTGCGCCGCCGATGACGATCCATTGGCCGAGGCGGAATAGCGTATTGTCGACAACTGTAACAGATGTCGAGTTTGTCGTTGTCGTGCCTGTGGTGAAGCCGAAATCAAGCGCCATGGCAGCGAAGGTCGCAACCGTAGTGCCGACAGGAACGATTGGAACACCGATGGCAATACCTGCCGCGCTGGTGACGCCAGCGGGCTGTGCCGTGATGAGTGTTGCACCGATAGCTGATGTGACGATCTGTGCCGCAGCAATAACCGTCGATGCTGCCTTCTGCACGATAGTGTCGATCACCATGAAGTCAGTACCAGACAGGAATGACGGTTGCTGTCCGGGACGGAACTGGTCTTTTGCGAATGGTGCAGAGCGAAGGTCAGGATAGCCACTGCCCTGATAAAAAAGGCTCGGGCCATCAAGAGGGGCGACGTTCGTGGTTGCGCTGTCTACCTCAAGCGCACCCATCGAGTTGATGGGACCACGAAAATTGGAGTCAGCCATGTTGCGAATCTCCTAAATTAGGCAGTCGGGAATTCGCCCCAAGCCGCGCGTGGGTCATTGATGCCGAACGAATACCTCTCGTAGGCCTTGACCAGTAGGTTGTCAGTCACGTTATCGACCCACATGTCGCTCTCGTAAGGAATACGAAGCATGTGGATGAGGCCCTCGATGTTCGTGGTCAGGAACCATGCGAAGTTCGAAGTGAGGAAGTCGAGGACGATGTGACCTTCCGGCAGACCACCGGAGAGGGAAAGGATCGCATTGACGTCGTTGTCTGCCGTGCCGGGGCGCAATTCCGTCTTGGTTAGGCGGATGGCGATGCCTTCCAGATTCGGCGGCACAACCAATCTGCGGGCGCGGGCGAGGATGCGGAGGCCTCGTTCATTGACGAACTGAACACGCACGTTCGTCATGTCCGCGAGCAATGTCGATTCATTGAGTGACTTCGGCGTCGATGAGGTGTTTGCCCATGTGCCGCCATCGAATGGATGCGATGTGGAAAAGAAGGCCACGCCATCGCCAACCTGAGACGAGTTGTATGTGGTGCCGAGGTTGAAGATGTTCGCGGCCTGAATTTCCTTGAACTGTGCAAACGCTTCCTGCAGTTTCAGATTTGTTGGATTGAATTGCGCCTTGTACAGCAGGTCGTCGATCGCCTTTCGGGTGATCGCATAGCCCAAAGCCACTTCGATATGCACGAACGCCCACGTAAATCGCTCGCCAGCAGCGTTGTCGAACTGGGTCGCTGCGCCCTCGTCCTTCAAATAGGGCAAGGCAACGAAGGCCATTTGCGTTGATCGCTCAACAGCCATGGACGACTTGTGGGTTTTGAAGACCTTGTCCCACTGTCGTGGAATCATGTCGTAGCTACCGCGGACGTCGAACAATCCGGGGAGTAGTTCTGACCTGATATTTGCTAATGCGACCGGAATAGTAGCCTCCTATTTTTTAGTTTTCTGGTGGTTCACGATGATGCAAACCACCAGAATGTTATGGCTAATTAGGCCACGCCAGATGTTGCACCCAGCTTGTACCGTTGGTTGTTGAAGGCCACGATGACCCAGTTGTAGTTCGTTGTCGGATCGGAGCCGTTACCCACGCCCGGATAAAGCGACACGATCTGGAAGGCTGCTGTCGTATTCATCAGCGACTGGTCGACGACGTATGTCGAGAAAGCGCCGCCAACCGTGGTGCCACCGGCACCCGTGCTGTAACCAATGCAGTTGCCGATCGCTGTCGCAGGGACTGGCGTCAGGAGCGCCGCAACGCGGAAGAGTGCGTTTGGAGCGTCGATGACGTATGCAGTCGCGTCTGAGCCGACAGAGGCCGGGAAGTATGGCGACCATGCCGGTGTGCCGCCTGTCGGCGTATACTGGCATCCGTAGAAGATGCCTGAAATTGCCGTACCGGCCGCACCACCACCCGTGCCTACTGACGGGATGATGTATTGCGACGTCGCTGATTTGCAGACCGGATCACCAAAGTAGATCTTGGTCGCATACGACGACTGGATTTGATATTTCGAAAGCTGATAGTCCGGTGCACCTCCGGGGAGGTATCCAAAATGCTGGAAACCAAATTGCGCCTGTGTATTGGCCATCCGAATAGACCTTCGGCTTGGCTCGGTTACGCGCCAGCGCGTAACGAGAGTCCGGGTAAACCGATGCTGCGTGCTTCGGTGAAAGACTCCTAGTCCGCGGACACCGCCGGTAGGAGTGGCTCGACCTCAATGCGGCGCGCATGAGGGAACAAGGTCATCAGATACAATATTTTGTGGGAAGGCAATACCCACCCACAACTATTTCATTCTGCGGCTTGCAGGATCTCGACAGGTGGCAATGGCGTCTCAGGTGTCACGATCGCGGTCACAACGGCCTGTGGACCGACTGTACTGACCGGAGGATCGATCGCTGGTTGACCTGCCATGCCGACTGCGGCGATGGCTTTTTCATCCATTGGCTTGACGTCATTCATGGGTGCTGCCTGTTCGTACATGTCGAGATATCGACCTGCATAGTCGAACGGACCCACATGGCTCATGCGATAACCGATCGCAGCCCATGTCTTTCCGCCGCATCTTTGCCAACGCAAACAAAAGGATAGGTCCTCAGACACTACGCCGCGCTCGGGCAGGTCGAGTTTTTCGAAGGCTCTGATCAGGCGCGTTGTGCCAGCAGCCTTGAGGGTCTCACCGGCCGGATGAAGGGATAATCTCGTGTCGACCAGTTCAGGCATCTTCTCAAGCATGGTCTTGACGAGGTCTCGCCTGATCAAGGTGCAGCCCATGCCGACGCCTTCGACCAGCATGAAATTGCCCCGGCGCTCTGTGTGTGCCGCTCCAGTTCCTGAGCCAGCCCAAGACAGCGGCATTTTTCTCTGTGGATAAATCGTCCCGATCAGGGGTTCGTCGAACAAAATCATGTCCGTGACGATCTCGGGCGGGAAGCCCATGTCGGCGTCAATGAACAGGAGATACTCGACATCAGGCATGGTGTCGTACCAGATGGTCAGGGCCATGCCGCGTAATTCAGCGATATCGGGGAATGAAAGCGTGCTGATGCCGCCTCCCATGCCCTTTGAATTGAGGTGCTGCCTGATGCCATGCGTGGTCAGGAAGGTCGTTGCCGTGATGGTCTGGCCGAATGCAGGAACGAAAATAAAGACGTTTTTCGACATTTAGGCGACTTTCTGGGTTTGGGGTTGAGTAAGGTTTGGCAGCGCGCCTTGGCCGATCTCAACCTTGTCGGGGATATCCGTAAAGAAGGCCCCGCCAGAGATTGCCGATTGA